ACTGGCCGCCATAGCCAATGAAGGGTGCCTTGGGGGCCAGAGCCAGCATTTCGGCTTCCTGACTGACCCAGTAGTTGTACATGCGCTGCGCGTCCTTGGCGTTGCGCACAAGGCCGGAGACGTAGAGGCGGCCATCGACCTCAAACTCGTTGCCGACGACGCGGACGACGGGGATGTACTTGCCCGCCCATTCGCGCTCTTCAAGCACCTCGTAGCCGTTGGTCTTGAGCCACATGACGCGGCGGCGGTCCACGACGCGGGTGCGCAGGGGCTTGCCGAACATGGCCGCAAGGTTCTGGTCCTGCGGCGTGTTCTTGAAGGCCGTGACGTTGCCCGGATAGAGGTGCAACGTCTCCTTCTTGTGGTCGATGTAGAAGTACTCCGCGATGCGGATGGTGTTCTCCGACAGCCACATGGAGAGCGACTGGTCGCCAATGCCACGGGTCAGGATGGACGAGATGGGCGCCGCATCAGGAAACATGCGCTCGTAGTCGGCCTTGACGATGTCCTCAGTGATGAAGCACCACTGGGCGTCGGACCCGCAGGGGTCTTGGATCGTCGGGTCCATGTAGACGCTGAAGGCGTTGCGGATGCGCCCGATGCGCAAGTCTTGGTCGAAGCTGTCCTCGCGGGCGTACTCGGTCAAGATGCGGATGTAGCCCTCGCCGTAGGTCACCTGGTTGTCGCAGGCGGTGTCGTAGGCCACGTCGGCGTCGGACATGTACTCGATGTGCCGGATGATGCCGTCGAACACCTCTGCGACCGCCACGTCGGCGTTGTCGTCGGCCGGGATTACCTTGCCAGACGGCCGGTTCTGCCGCTGCTGGTTGGTCACCTGCCGGACGTGCTGCGGCAGCTTGTTGATGGTCAGGCACGGACGCGCGTTGATGGTCTGGCCCTGCACGGAACCGCGGGTCGCCAGCACGTCGGCTGGCCACTGCCACTGGTTGTCGGGCGAACCTGCCATGAAGCGCAGGTCGTCAAGCTCATCTTCACGGCTCTCACCATAGGCCGAGATGGCCATGGTAAAGCGCGAGCGCATGGTGGCGAGCAGGTCAGCCTTGTCCGTCCCGCCGTCTGCGACGATTTCCGCGCCCTTGATGCCGCTGTTGTCAGCCATTTACCGTCCGCCGCCCCTGCGTCCTGCACCGACGTCTCCACGGCCCACGTTGCCGCCAGAGCTATAGCCGCGCGTTCCCGAGGTGCTGCCAACGGCGCCGCCGCCAGAGCTACGCGAACCGCCGCCCGTGCTGCGCATACCGCCAGCGCTGCTGCTGGTCTTGCTAGCGCCGCCGCGAGGGCCAGCAACACCCATCTTCTCCAACGCCATGCGTTGCTGACGCTGATAGGCGCTCTCGGCCGTCTTGAAGGCCTTACCGGCCTTGGTCATGGTCGTGCCGGTCTTGCTGCCAGACGTGAAGCCCGTCGTCTTGCCGGTCACCGGGTTGGTGGCCATGCGGGCGGGCGGCGGTGCGCTTGCCGGAGTGGGGGACGGGCGCTCGCGGGTCACGTTGCTGACGACCTGCTGCTTGGGTGCTGCGGGCTTACGCGCGCCCGGCACGGTCTTGCGGATGCCGGTGCGCTCGTCGCCAAGATAGCCGCGAATGTCAATTGTTTCTTCGCCCGTGGGGGAAGGCATCTTTTTGGCGCCGACGCCCGACATGTTAGCAGGTGCATAACCGCGCCGCGAAGTGGGATCGCCAGCAAAGTAGCCCGGGCGCGCCCAATTAACGCCTGGTTCCCGCAAACGTTCATATTTTACGCGCTGCTCAGAATAACGAGTGTCTTTGCCGCTGCGCGTAACGCTTTTCTTATCAGCCATCTTAGAACCCTTTCTTCATCATTGTGCGGCCCATCATGTTGGCACGGCCCATCTTCGGCTTGGGCGCGGGCATGGGCATGGGCATGGTGCGCTTCATGCCGCCGGTCTTCGGCTTGGGCGCAGGCATCGGTTGCGTGTATTTCATGTCTCCGCCAGCCTTCGGCTTGCCCTTGGCAGCGCGCTGGACGGCGTGTGCAATGGCCGCCGCCTGCTTCTGGGGGCGTCCGCTCCTAATTTCCGCGGCGATATTCTTGCGAAATGCGGATTTTGTGGCTGATTTGACGAGCGGCATATCACTTTTTCCGTGTTTTGGCCGACTTACGGAAGGCAGCGGCGGTCGGTGCGCCCTTCGTGCCTGGTTTGCGCATCTTTTCGCCTGATCCGGCGGCGATCCGGGCGCGTTTTGCGTGAATATTGCTGTAAAGTCCGGGTTTACTAGGCATTCTTGCGTATCCAACGACCAGTTACCGGGTCTTTTTCGTTAGGGTTTACAACACACGGATGAATACGTGCGTGTTCAACCGATTTCATAACGCGCAAGTTAACAGCACGGTTGTCGTTATGCAACCCGTTGATGTGATCGACCTGTTCGCCCGGTTCAAGAGGCTTGATAAAGGCGTCAGCCACCAACCGATGAACTAAAAACGCTTTGCAACGCTCAGTGCGTAAACCACCATTGCGAAAACGCACTTCAACATACGGTTTTGTGCGCCCGTTGTCCTTTTTAGGTGTCAAACGCATAAGAATTTCAGGCATTGGAACGACACCGCCATTTTTACCGCGGCGGGTGCGAGCCAAAGATTTTACACGGCCCAAGTTGCTGACTTGGTAGCGGCCTTCATAGCCTCTGACATCAAGCCACATCTCGGTTACCTCAACACTTCCATCGACGCATAGATGCTTTTGCACGGCTTCCTTCTCCCGCTTTTTTTGCGATAGGAGCCATTCTAGCACAGAAACTAGCTTTCCGTCCAGCGTCTTCTTTAGTTCTAGGGTTCGGCGCCGGGGGCTTCAGCTTGCTGCCCGTGGCGGCGTTGTACTTGGCCCGGCCCTTGGCTGTCAGGCCAGCGCCTTTGGAGATGGGTAGCTTTTCGCCCCGTCCCACTGACAGCGATACGCCTTTGCGCGCCATTATGACCCTAGCCAAGAGGTTGCAACACTGGACTGACCATAGGCCCTGCGCGGCGACTTGTCAACGCGCTCGGTTCGTGAGCCGACAGGGAACGCGAACGTAACGGCTATCGCGTCCGCGGCGTCTGGGCTTGCGAGCCCACGGGCTTTCATCTCTTTCTTGCCTTCTAGGAAGATCGTCCCCTTGCTGTCCGGCTTCATCATGGGCGAGATCAGGTCGCTCTTCAGCGTCCGGTCCGGGCTGATCGACGCGCTTTTCAGCCATTCCCGCATCGACCCCCACATCTCGGCGCGCTTGTTGCCATACATGACCGGCTTGGATGACCTCGACCCAAAGTTCACTCCCCTGACCTTGTACCGCTGCTCCTTAAGGCGGTCCACGACGCCCGCCCCCAGTCCGCCCTCGTCAATGACGACGAGTGCAGGCTTGTACTCCTCAATGGCCTCGATGACGCGCCCGACCACCTCCATGGTGTCGTCGCCCCTGTACCGCTTGATGGCGACCAGGTCGCGCCCCTGCCTTACCGCGATGACCGTCGCGTCGGCACCGAAACGCGCTGGATCGACGCCCAGTACGATGGGGGCTGAGGTGTCCTTGTAGCGGGGGCGGTCCATGGCGTCATCGACGAGATGAACGGGGATGAACTGATCATCTCCAGCACTGGGAAACTCACCGTAGACTTCGACGTGAGCCTGAACGCTGTCAGGCCCGTATTCGTGGATGATTTGCTCATAGACTGCCTTGTCCGTACCTTCGACCGACCGGGCATCGACGGTCTTGTTGCGCCAGAAGTCCCGCTTGGCGTGGAACGCCTCGTAGAAATAGCCCTGATTGCGGCGGGGGTTGGAGAACGCCATCCAGAAGCGGTGCGGCGTGTTCTCGGTGAAGAAGCCAGCGGCGACCTGCCAGATGCTGTCGGAGATACCGCTAGCTTCGTCGAAGATCAGCATGACGCCGTCGAAGTTGTGAACGCCCGCGTAGGCGTCCGGGTTCTCCTCAGACCACAGCCGCCCCTCGACGCCCCAGTAGCGCGTACCCTTCTTGAGGTCGCGCTCGACCAGTTCCGCAATCCACTTGGCGGGCATGACGCGGGTGGCCGAAACCTCAAACCAGTGGCTGTTGAGTGAGAGGGCCAGCCACTTGGTGATCTCGGCCCAGGTGATGGAGCGAAGCTGCGTCTCGGAGTTGGCCGACACGATGGTCGTGCTGCCGATCCGCGTCGTCAGCATCCACAGCACCAGCCAACTGACCAGTGCCGACTTGCCGATACCGCGGCCCGAACTGACCGCCATCCTGAACACGTCGAAGTCGATCTTGCCGTTGTTCTGCTTGATGTGGTCGCGCAGGTCCGTCAGCACGTCGCGCTGCCACTTGCGCGGCCCAGAGAAGTGCTCCAACGGCGTGCCGGGCTGCCCCCAAGGGAACAAGTAGAGAACAAACTTGAGCGGGTCATCCTTGAGGCTGGGCGACCACAGGGTCGCCATGAGCGTCTGCTCGTCCTCAGCGGAGTACTGGGGTTGCTGCACGCGGCTGCTCCTCTGCCAGTTCGGTCGCCACCAGGTCGATCACGCGCTGCTGCGCCTGCTCCAACGCGGCCGTGATGCTGATCTTCTGATCGACCGTCACCTCGATGGCCTGCTTGGCCGCCCAGCCGTGGGCGTAGCGCAGGACCTCAAGCGCGGCCTTGGCGTCCCCCTGCGCCGCCGCGTCGTTCAGCACGGTCGCCATGGCAAGCTCGCCGTCCGCGCGTCCCTTCTGTTCGGCATACTCCGCGACCGGGTCCATCTGGCAGAGCCTGCGGTACTCGGTCGGCGTCATCCCGGCAGCAAGGGCCAGCGTGTCGCCTTTGAGGCCCATCCGCGCCGCGTTGTAGATGGCCTCCAGCCGCGCCTCTGTGGCGGTCAGCGGACGCGGTTCGTAGGGGAGAGACTGGAATGTCATGCGACCATCGTACAATGTTTGTCAGCGCAATTCAATGGGCGGATACAGCTCGAACAGCGCGTCTCGCACCTCGATGGCGCGATCAAGTGTGTACGCACGGCGGCGGATACGTTTGCCGTTAAACAGCATTTCGACGCGGTAGCCGCGCCCGTCCCTATAAATGTTACGCATAGACGGGTTTTTACGCACAGCGTTTTGGTAGTATGCGGTGTTTTGTGCTGCTGTTGCTAGGCGCAAATTGTCTATGCGGTTGTCGGTTTTGATGCCGTTAATATGGTCGATTGTCATGCCTTCAGGCGGGTGTTCGCCGTGCACCCATAGCCACACCAATCGATGCAATCGGTATTCGCGTCCGTTGACGGTTGCACGCAAATAGCCACGTTGAGTTAGCGTACCTAGCTGGCGCCCAGACAAATCGCGGCAAATACCTGTTGCAGGGTCTATGGCCAGACGCTTTTTAAGTTCAGTTTGAGTGATCAGTGTCATACCTAACATATAGGGGAGTAGGGGTGAACCGTCAAGTGTTTTGAAATTTCTAAAAAGTTTTTGCGACCCTTGGCCACAGCAACAGCGAAAGTTGCGGGTCCCCTGCCCCCTCCCTTCGCGCCCGCAACATTTTTTGCAATGCAGCAACGCAACAGCGAGAAACTGTAACCGTTCCTGTTACCGGAACATATTCCTAGCAGGCAGGCATGGCGGGAAAGGTGCTCGTGGCCATATGGTTAGAGCGTGATGGATCGAGGATGGCCTCCGTATAGCTCGGCACGCTGGCCGATACGATACTCGAGCGTGCCGTCGATCCAGAGATAAAGAACGCTCTTCGGGGAACGCTGGCGCAATTCGACGGAGCAAGGCAGATGACGCTCGGCAAGCAACGTGATGGCCGTGAACTGGCGTCGCGTGATTCGCTTTTGCGTGATGGCATCGACGGCCCAAGCGCGGATGGCCGTTGAACTGTCAACCTGGGCGATGGGCAATATGGGCAGTTTCTGCATGATGAACCTCCAAAACGTAACGAATAACGCTTAACGCAAAACGCTACATAGTGCAAGGGCCATCGACGCGGGGGGCGGGGCGATGGGTCAAATGGGCAATATGGGCAATCGTCCTCAGAAGAGGCTTTCCTCTACAATCGTTAGATTTCCCCTACCGTATACATTAGCATTTACTAATATACAATTAATTCTCTCTTCATAAGAACTAATAACCCATATTACCCATAAGCCGATAGAATATAGCTTTTGCCGCTCTCCGCCAATGCCCATGTCGTCACCCCAACGCCACCCCACAACCACCCCAAAACAGTCTTTTTGCCTGAAACACAAATTTCTTGTTGACATAGCAAGCACCCCATGAGATTATGCACATATCAACAAGGGAGAACGACATGGACCTGATAGCCAAGCAAATTGCCAAGCGCCGCACCGCCGGACTCTTCGTCAGCTATGACCGCACGACACCGGAGGAGACTTCCGCATATGGCCGCGCCACCATCGCGTTCGCCAACGTCAAGGAGCGCGACGAAGAACTAGACCGCCTCAACTGGCTAGGCCGCAACCCGCGCATTGAGCACTAACAGGAAAGGAAACGACATGAACGGCAATCAACGCTACGGCGCCAATCTCTTCTACTGGTACGCATACGGCTATAAAAACCGCGAAGCTGCGCTCGACGCGCTGGACCGCATGTTTGCTGACGACGAAGTGTCACCTGGTGAACTGCCGCGCATTGAACCCTACAAGAACCGCGACGGCGTCACGCGCTACGGCGTCATGTTGGCAGACCGTGCAGCTTGACAACTAACTCTTGACAGGTGGCACATGCCGCCTGTACACTCTCCACAATTCAACACACTAAACGAAAGGGAACGACAATGACCGACTTTATCCCCTGCACCATCAATTGCGTTGCAGATAGCAACCGTTGCGCCATCTTCACAAAGTACCTTGGCCCCACAAATACGCGCGGCGGCCGCATCAAGGCTTGGGCAAAGTCCGGCGGCAAGCTGTCCGTCACAATACCTTACCCGCACGAATTAAACCTGTCCGACGCACACGCTAGCGCGGCAATCGCCTTGTGCGACAAACTGGATTGGCCTTTCTCCAAACTACATCAGGCGCACGTCGAGAATGGTTGCGTTTTCGTGATGGAGGGTTGACATATGCCGCGCCACTATCTCGCCCTTGCCCTTGACGCTATCGGCGCGCTTGCGCTGCTGGCCGTGGCCTATGCCTTCCTCTACGTCTTTTTCATCATAACCCCGTGACCGTAGGAGCTAGTCCAATGGATTACCTGTATATACCGTACACTGTCCAAGCCTGGAAAGACGGCGTTTGCTTGTTTGAGGCCGATTGTGAGTTGAAGATTGACTATGACCTGCCAGACGGCCGGAAAGGCCCGGTTGACTGGGATGTGACCGAGTTTCATTTCGACGGCCCTAAGCCTGGCGAGAACAAGGCGCGCATATATACCAAGATCAATCGCCACGAGCCGTTGTTTCACGTCCTGTACAAAGACCTTGACCGCGAGTGGATCGACGCGCGCGTCTGTGAAGCGCTGGCCGATGATGAGCGCATTGACTGGTATGCACTGGCCGCCAATGACTAGGCCGCCCGTCTATCGCAACGGGGCCATGCTGCCTGATCCCGAGCGCATGGCCACCGCCCACCACATCCGCCGCGACCCGGACACGGGTGAAATCTCATGGCCACCGACGCGTATGGATGACGTCCTGCGCCAGCTTGGCCTTATCAATCGAAAGGACGCTGACAATGCTTGACTATACGCACCTAATGCAAATGCCAACGCGCGCGCTGATCGAACATGCCCGCATGTGCTCCGGCCTGACCACAAGCGCGGCGCAAACCATGCGCGCCCTGGCCGATACGCTCGAGGATATGCAGGGCATTTGTGAACTGTACGAAAAGACGCGCGATGAATTGGCACACGCCGAAACGCGCATCCAGTACCTGGACAGCGAAATATTCGACCTGAGACGGCAGTTAGAAAGGTCATTCACATGACCGCGCCCCATGACCTTAGCGACGTATCGGACGCCGAACTGCTGCGCATCGTCGTGCTGGGCGATGCCGCCTATAAGGAAGCGGAGCGCCGCGGGCTTATCAAAGAAAAGGCCCCCAAGCGGGGGCCAGTGAGATGGGGAGGAAACCAGATTGACTTATGACGAAA